GAACGTGCCTGATGACATAAAGATAGCGCTCCTGATGATGGTTAAGTTTCTGTATGACAATAGGGACTCTCATGTTTTGGTTGAGCGAAGCGGAGAGTACCACGAGGCGCCCATAGGCACCAATCTGATTTTGGAGTATAATTCTCTGAGCAAGTTTTCATGAGATTCATAGGTGAACATACCAAAAAAATAGAGCTTCAAAAGCGAACCTTGACCTATAATGATTTCAATGAAGAAATCCAGACATGGGTAAAAGACAGGGATTTATATGCGGAGTTTTTTGAGCAACAAGGCAAGGAAGGGCAGTCGGACGGTCAGATATTGGCCATACAGGACACAAGGTGCAAGATAAGGTACATTCACGGATTGAATAAAAGAGACTTCAGGATTAAGCGCGGTGATGATATTTATGACATACAATCTATCGTGCGAGCCGGAAGAAACAAAGAACAGCGATTGATTTTAGAATGGCGAGACAATGAGTAATGTACGTGCAAATCAGATGGAACTTGACGCGGCTCTGAAAGAACTGCGCAGGATGGAGCGTGCCATTGACCGTAAGAGCGTTAATCAGGCCCAAAGGCGCAATGCTCGGCCTATGTTGAATGATATGAAACAGAATGCGCCGTCTGACAAGATAGCACGCATGACGGCTATTACAACGCGCCAGACAAAGCTACCCCGCGCACCGGGTGTGGGTGTCAGGATAGGCGTGATCAATAACAGCACCGCACTATTTCCCGACTTTTCCGCGCCTGCGCTGGCAAGTGTGTTGGAGTACGGAACGGAAGAACGCTTTCAGAAGATGAAACGCGGTGGGTTTATAGTAGGCAAGTCAACCGGGGCTATGCCGGATAAGCACCGCTGGTTGAGGCTGGCCTGGGACAGGAACGTAAAGCAGTTTGTGGTTAAAACAGAACAATCATACCGAAAGTTAATTGAAAGATGAATTTCTGGCCGGGTGTCATAACATTGATTAAGTCAAAGGCTGCAATAACCGGTCTGATAGGGACGACTCCGGCGCGTATCTATCCCGGCGTCTTGCCACAGGGTGTTACGGGTGATGCTCTGGCTTACAGGACGGTATCCAACGTGGGTAATCCTACTTTTGATGGTGCCTCTGTCATTGATTTTATGATGGCTGACTTTGTGGCCTATTCCGATACAAAGGCGGGTGTTGAAAACCTGGTGTCGGTTTTAAGAAACAATATCGAAGATGAAAGTGGCACATATTCGGGTGTTCAGATACAGAATGTCCGCTATGTTGATTCGGGTGCCGATGATTGGATGGACTCAACAAAGAAGTATAGCAAGCAGATTGAATTTCAAATAAGCGTAAAAAGATAAACCTAAACATGAGGTTATAAAATGGCACAATTAAGCAGAACAGCTGTACTCAAGTACGGCGATAATAAGGTGGGTTCTATCACAAGCCTTTCTTTTTCGATTGACGGGAATGTGATTGAAACCAATAATTTCGATGTAGACGCATTCACTACGGCCATACTCGGACGTAGGACGGTGACTATTTCCGTGAGCGGCCAGGTAGACCGCGATGATACGACCGGGCAGAATCAGCTTCGTGGCGATTTCTATGATGGAGCGAAGTCTGCCGCATCGGATTTCTCAAGCTTCACAATCGAGCCTGCTACTGCCGGTGCTGGTGATACATCGTTCAGCGGCGCGGGTTTTCCTTCTTCTTATAGCGAGGACAGGGCGGATGATGGCGATGGTCTTACGACCTATAGCGCAGAGATCCGCATCAGTGGAGTGTGGACCGAAACGACTCTGACCTAATGGATACCGTAACCATAAAAGGCAAAGACTACCCTTTTGTCTCCGGGCGTGGCGCACTAAGGCTATATGCCCGCAAGAAGGGTCTGTCCGATATAGGCAACAAGGAGTTTGTGGAGGTTCTTGGCGAGCTTTCTATGGATGATGCCGACCTTTTGAACTGGTGTTGCTTTAAGGCCGGGTGTGGGGCCAGGGGTATAGAGTTTCCGTATGACTACGATGAGTTTCAGGAGGTTCTAACCGAGCTACCCCACCTTGTCGATGAAATAGACGCCCTGGCGGATCAGCAGACCCCGCCAGCGGGAAAGGGAAAGCCGGGAAAGGGGAAATCAAAGGGTTAACCCTGGACCGGCTGGACAGGATACTTTTAGGCAAGCTGGGTCTTTCAATTATTGAGGCTGACATGATGAGCTTCCGTGACATATGGAATGCAATCGAAGGTTATACACAGGCTCGAAAAGACGAGTATGCCATGTTGTGGGACATATCACAATATAACGCATCCCGGACGGCTACGCATAAAGAACAATTAAAAGCCATTAGGAAAGACAAGAACCCGTATCTAACTAAAAGAATAATAAATTCGGACAAGCCCATTTCTATGGATGAGATTGTGCCGTTTTTCAGAGGCTTAATAGGAAAAGCATGAGCAGGCGCAGAGTAAGTTGGATCATATCGGCAAATATTGACAACTGGCAGAAGAACCTTAACAAAGCCCAGAAGTCGATGAACAAGTTCGCAAGCAACATGCAGCGAATGGGCCGGACTATGACCACCTTTGTGACGGCNCCTATAGTGGCCNCCGGTGGTGCTTCGCTGAAGATGGCCGCCGACTTTGATTCATCCATGTCAAAGATAGANGGNCTGGTTGGTGTTGCACGGTCTGAAGTTGATAGAATGAAGGAATCAGTATTAGACCTTGCCGGGCCAACGGCTAAGGCACCGCAGGAATTGGCCGATGCGCTGTTTTTTGTCACGTCTGCCGGATTCAGGGGAGCGGATGCCATGGATGTTCTGGAGAAATCCGCTAAGGCTTCTGCTGCCGGACTTGGAGAGACGAAGCAGGTTGCCGACCTCGTTACCTCTGCCATTAATGCTTATGGCATTGAGAACCTGAACGCCACGCAAGCCACCGATACCCTGGTTGCGGCGGTCCGGGAGGGCAAGGCCGAAGCCTCCGAGCTTGCTTCAAGTATGGGAATGGTATTGCCTATTGCGTCTAATCTGGGTGTTACGTTCGACCAGGTAGGTGCGGCGGTGGCGGCCATGACGCGGACGGGTACAGACGCGGGAACGGCATCTATGCAGCTCCGGCAGATACTTGCCTCTCTACTCAAGCCTACCAACCAGGCAGAGCAGGCTATGGCGGAGATGGGCACAAGCTCTGCCGAGCTTCGCAGGCAGCTTCGTGACGAGGGGCTTGTTACGGTACTCGGGTTCCTACGGGATCAGATGCAGTCTAACGAGCAGGCCATGTCCAGGGTGTTTCCTAATATCCGGGCCTTGTCGGGCGCATTGGATATTATGGGCGCTAATGCGGAGGAGAACATAGGCATATTCCAACGCATGACAAATAACACGGGTTCACTTGACGCTGCTTTTTCTGCCGCTGAAAACACCGTGACACATCAATTCAACAAAGCATTACAAGGCTTACGGACCGAGATGATTCGTTTTGGCAATGTGATGATGCCCGTTGCTATTCAGGTATTGGAGTTCGCACAGCGTGTTATTGGAAATTTTACGCGCATGGAAGATGAGATGCGCAAGAAGATTATACTAATGGCCGGATTGATTGGTGCCGCCGGACCGTTGATGATAGCCATAGGTGTTGCAGTGAAAATTATAGCCGCGTTTGCAAGTTTGGTTGTTGCCAAGTTTGCCCTTATTGCCGGTGCCTTTGCCCTTGGTGTCACAATAGGCCAGTGGTTTGTCAATAATTGGGAAGCTCTTTTTGAGCGTCTTTCCAATAGCTGGGACCGCACGGTAAATGACATGCTTTATAACGGGCAACTGTTGGCTCGTGGCTTTAGGTGGCTTGCGGGAGAAGGAACCGCTCTGGGTATTGCCCTTGGTGTTATAGACCACAAGCTTGAGGAAAACAAAAGAACTGTTGAGGATGCGGAGATAGAATTTACCGGGCTTACAAAGGCATTCAAAGACGGCTTTTCTGTCATAGGCCAGTTTGCGCTTGGTATAACGGGTGCAGACAAGGCCCTTGCCGCCTTTATGTCATTGTTTGATGAGGCTCCTGCAAAGGTGGATAGGACTACCGATAGTGTACGTGAACTTGGTGATGTGATAGAGCGAGCGGGACCGAGGTGGACAAGCTCGTTGGGTACATTTGCACCTGCCATTAGGCGTGTTTCAGATAGCATGGACGAAATGCTTGAAAAGACACGCCAGATTGCCAGCGATGGTCTTTCTTCCTGGACAAGGTTTATAGAAGGGGCCAAACAGGCCGGGTTTGATTTTACAAGGTTTCTTGCCGGTGAAATGACCAACGCCCTGACGAGTCTTGCTCAGACATTGGGTAATACATTTGCCGGTGTGGGTAACGAATGGGCTACGGGTCTACAAAAGGCTCTTTTGGTGTTCGCTGACTTTGCTAAGAATCTTGGTAGAATGTTAATAGCCATTGGATCCGCGATGCTTATAATCCCCGGATTGCAGGGTAACGCGGCGCTGTACATAGCCGGTGGTATTGGTATCGTCGCTGCCGGTACCGCCGCAACGGGCCTTATAGAGAAAAGCGCGGAGAATAGAAGGGCAACATCTGTAAACGATGCCCTTATACGATCCGATGGGTCGATAGTTCACCTGAACCCCAAAGATAATATTCTGGCGATGAAGGACTTTGCCAGCCTGGGTTCGGGATCATCGGGTTCGATTATGAATGTAATAACACTTGATGGTCGTGAGATATTTCGCAATCAACGCAGAATAGAACATAATCTTAACAGATGAGTGTACGGTTTCGCATAGTACATAATGAGTATGTGGCGGGCACGCAGATTGCCTATAGGGCTGATATTCACGACAATGAATATACCGGGGCAATCAACACGCGGACTGTTTCCAATAATTTCTTTGATTGGGAATATGAGCGCATAGATGAGCAGAACCCCTTTGAGCGTCCGGTACAAAAGTCAACATTTCGTATTGATTTATTGGTTCGTGATCAGACCGATCAGGACTTGCTGAATGACATACTCGATGCATCCGAGAGCCGGTTTGAGACGCGATTCTATATTGACGACGTG